GGGGAGGAGTTCGTGTATAAATGTGTCACCTTCAAAAAGGAGGAGATCGTATTGCCTTCGGGCATGTCGGTGCTGTACCCGAACCTGCGCAAAGACAAGGAAGGCAGCTGGGTTTACGGGGCGGAGGGCGAGAAGCCCACTCACCTGTACGGGGGTAAGATAACGAACAACATCGTGCAGGGAACTGCGCGTGTGGTGATGACCGATGGCATGCTACGGGTGAGCAAAAAGTACCCCGTGGTAGGCACAGTCCATGATGAATTGTGGGCCGTGGTGCCAGAGGGCGAGGCAGAGGAGGCAACCAAGTGGGTGTGGGAGCAGATGGTCAAAGAACCATCCTACATGCCGGGCATACCGCTGAACTCCGAGGTGGGGCACAGCAGACGCTACGGCGATATTAAGTAAAGGAGAAAGCATGAAGCAATTAACACTACCAAAGAAGATACAGATCGGTGACAAGTGGTACAGCGTTGACGTCGTTGAGTCGATGCGAGAACGAGCGATGATGGGCGAGGTGCACTACGGCAAGCGCACGATCACCCTGGCCCGCAGGTCATACCACGGCGTACCACTCAAGCTGTCGGCTCTACACGAGACGTTCTGGCACGAGCTAACCCACGCCATACTGGACAGTATGAACCGCACCGAGCTGAACAACGACGAGAGCTTTGTCGAGGAGTTCAGCAACCGGCTTGCCCGGGCTATTCAGTCAGCGCGTTTTTGATATGAAGCCAGTCACCTGGAGTCACAGCTCCCTGAAAGATTACGAGGGCTGCCCTCGCCGTTACCACGAAGTGAAGGTGCTCAAGAAATACCCGTTCAAGGACACCGACGCAACGATCTACGGCAAGGAGCTGCACGAGGCGGCTGAGCTGTACATCAAGGAGGACAAGCCGATGCCCCCGCAGTTTGAGTTCGTCAAAGACGTGCTCGATGCGCTCAAGGCAAAACCTGGGCGCAAACTGTGTGAGCACAAGATGGGCGTTCGTGCGGACCTCTCGCCATGTGGCTTCATGGACAAGGACGTGTGGTGCCGGGGTATTGCTGACCTGTTGATCATTGACGATGACAACTTGACGGCTCGCGTTGTCGACTATAAGACCGGCAACAACAAGTACCCTGATCGGGAGCAGCTACGCCTGATGGCGCTGATGGTGTTTGCGCACTTTCCGCACATCCGCAGGGTATCCGGTGCGTTGCTGTTCGTCGTGAAGAACGACATTGCCAAGGCCAACTTCATGGTGGGTGAGGCAGAGGAGTACTGGTGGGATTATCGGGAGCGCGTCGCCCGCATAGAACAGGCGCATGAGAGCGGGGTGTGGAACCCCAAGCCGACACCATTGTGCGGATGGTGCCCGGTCCTTAAGTGCGAGCACAACAGAAAGCGAGATTAACCATGACACAAACCAACGGAAAGAGGGACTACAAACATGCGTACAAGCTGCAAAAAGCAAGCGGAGAAACCAAGGATCAGATTGAGCGCCAGCGAGCACGTCGTGAATACGACAAGAAAGGCGTGGATCGGAGTGGCAAGCACATCGACCACGTCAAACCCCTACGTGCAGGAGGCAAGTCAACGCCGGGCAACACCCGACTGCGCAGCCCCAAAGCAAACATGAGCGACAAATAAATAACAGGAGAAAGTGATGGAAATTGTGGACGACAAAGCGCTCGTCTTTAAGACGCGCAATCCTGAGAAGTACAGCATCATTCCTAAACACAAGATCATCGACAAAGAAGGAGACACATACAAGGTAGCGGTTTACTGGGGGTTGGATGAGTCGAGGGTCCTGAAGAACCTCGGCGTCAAAGACATCCAGTCCCCTATTGTCCGACGCTACAAGTGGCCCGGGCGTTACAAACCTATGGCGCATCAGGTGGAGACGGCATCGTTCCTGACGATGCACAAGAAAGCGTTTTGCTTCAACGACCCCGGTACTGGCAAGACGCTGGCGGCTCTGTGGGCTGCTGACTATCTGATGGCGCTTGGCTTTGTTCGGCGTGTGTTGATACTGTGTCCGCTGTCGATCATGCAGTCTGCGTGGTTGAGTGACTTGAACAACAGCATCATTCACAGGTCCGCAATCGTGGCGCACCACCCCAAGGCATCACGCCGCATCGAGATGATCCAGCAGGACTACGAGTTCGTGATCTGCAACTACGATGGGTTGAACCTGATCGCTGACGAGATCAAGAACGATGGCCGGTTTGATCTGGTTATCGTCGATGAAGCTAACGCCTACAAGACGAGCACCACCAAGCGGTGGAAGACGTTGAAGTCAATCATTGGACCGCAGACCCACCTGTGGATGATGACGGGTACACCTGCCTCGCAGTCGCCTGCTGATGCGTTTGGTCTAGCCAAGCTCGTGAACCCGGACGGTGTGCCGATGTTCTTCACTGGCTGGCGTGATGCGGTGATGAACAAGATCACCATGTACAAGTGGGCACCACGACCTGATGCCAAGGACAAGGTGTTCAACGCACTGCAACCAGCGATCCGCTACTCCAAGGACCAATGCCTGGACCTGCCGCCTGTGATGACGCTCACTCGTGAGGTGCCGCTGACTCCGCAGCAGACCAAGTACTACAACCTCTTGAAGGAACAGATGCTGGTGCAAGCCGCAGGGGAGACCATCACAGCGGTCAATGCCGCTGCTAGCTTGTCGAAGCTCTTGCAGATCAGCTGTGGAGCCGCATACACCGACGCCAAGGAGGTGGTGGAGTTCGACTCAGCACCGCGCCTGGGTGTGCTGGAGGAGATACTTGAAGAGACGCAACGCAAGGTCATCATCTTCGCGTTGTTCCGCTCAACCATCGACACTATCCAGGCGCACCTGTCATCCAAGGGTATTGCAAACGAATGTATTCACGGCGGTGTGACAGCGAACAAACGCGCTGACATCATCCACCGATTCCAGACCGACGCCGAGCCCCGGGTCCTGGTGATGCAACCGCAAGCTACCGCCCACGGGATTACCCTAACTGCTGCCGACACGGTGGTGTTCTACGGCCCATTGATGAGCGTTGAGCAATACATCCAGGCTATCGCTCGTGCGGATCGCAAGGGACAGAGTAGCGATAAAGTTACAGTTATCCATATTCAGGGCTCGCCAGTTGAGAAGAAAATGTTCAAGGCCCTGAGCGCCAAGGTCAGCGACAACACGCTGTTGACCGAGATGTTTGCACTTGAAATAAATTCTTGAAAGGGGGTTGCACGCAATTTGAAATCAGGTAAACTGTCAAACGCTAGACAAACAACATAGGAGAAAGTAAGTGACTGAAGACATTGAAGAAGCACCGGCGGTGGAAGCAATCCCGCTCGACAAGCTGGTCGCTATCCACGCTAAGATTAAGGCCCGGCAGGAGCTGCTCGACAAGCAACTCGCTGATCTAGAAGAGCAGCGGGAAGAGATCCGCATGGCCATCAAGGACCAGATGAAAGCCCTTGGGCTGACATCGGTAAAGACCTCCTTCGGTACTGTGTCGTTGACCAAGACGACGCGCTACAACACCCAGGACTGGGACTCGTTCAAAGCATTCGTGCTTGAGCATCAAGTCGTTGACCTGCTGGAGAAGCGCATCGCCCAAACCAACATGGCGCAGTTTCTGGAGGAGAACCCCGGCGTTGTACCGCCGGGACTGAACTCGGTCACCGGGTTCGACATTCGTGTAACCAAAGCAAGAAAGTAAATCAACCATGAGCAACGTAACGCTTTTTTCGTCATCCAATGTTCCCGCTTTCGCTCGCAACAACGAGCTGTCTGATACCGCCAAGGCCCTGACGGGTGGCGGCTCTGGTGTCAGCACCAAGCGCATCTCCATCAAAGGCGGCGTGTTCCGTCTGGTAGCTGGCGGCAAGGAAGTCGCTTCTATCGACGACCGCCATCTGGACGTTGTCATCGTCCGTGCTGCCCCCAAGGTCAGCCGTATCTTCTACGCCGGGTCATATGATGCCGACAAGATTGTGCGCCCTGACTGCTGGAGCAACGACGGCGAGAAGCCTGACGCT